GCCATCATTTTTAAGATCAATAAGTCCACCACCAACAAATAAATCACCAGAAACATCCAATTTACCATTAAGATCTACTGTGGTAGCTGTTAATTGTATTTCTGTATCTGCAAATAAATCTAATTGACCGTCTGCAGAAGAGTTAATACCTAATGCTGAGTCTCTAAAAAGTAATTTGTTTGTGCTGTTTAAGGTTAGACCCGTTCCGTCTGTGTGTGTTAAAGTTGTATCTGAGTCAGCACCAAATTTTAAAACTGCTGAGTCGGAGCCTAAAATTAAATCATTAGGTAAAGTTACGTCAGAGCTGCCGTCTTCATGCACTGCTTTACTAGCAGGCATTGTGCAAAATACATCTTTTGTGCCAGCACTAAAATCAACAGCACTATCACTATTGGAGCTAGATATAATAGTATTTCTAGCTAAGGTATCTGTTGATGAGTCTGTTATGGTACCTAAACCAATTTCAAATTCTGCATTGCTTCTGTGAACAATAGCATAGTAAGTAGTATTACCGTCTCCTATGCCTGCTACAAAAGTTTCAAAATTAGTTTGAGCTCCACCTAAGCTAATCGTACCTGTGCCGGTCGTAGTGGTAGTTTCTTTAACTCTGTCGTTTAAAACTAAAGCCATAGCCTATTATGCAATCCTTATTATAGCTGTTGATGCACCTGCTGCAGGAAACTGAATAGTAAAGTCTCCGTTGGTAGCTGTTTTAGTTCCTCCAAAATCTAGCACAACAACAAGCTTATCACTGTTTGTACTGTTATAAATAACAGCGCCCACTGCTGATAAAGTCACTGATGAAAAAACTTCATCTGCAAAATCAACAAGAGCCGTGTTACTTGCAACTGAAACAGCCTGACTATCTAATGCATTTCCACCAGCAGAATAATTAGTACCAGAAGAAGAAACTTCATTAGTGGTAGAATATGCAGTGCTTGATGTGGAATATCCAGAGATGTCTGTAAATAAAGCTATTTTAAAAGTATTGCCACCGTTGGCAAAATTATGCGTGCCAGATAAGAGTTCTGATTTGAATGCATCTGGTATTATGTTAGCCATTTATAGTCTCCTTATTTCATTTTCGGTTGTGGTGATTGTATATCCAAACGAATCGCACCACTAGTGTATTCGTCTCTGCGTCTTCGGCCTTGTTGTTCTGCCGCAAACGTTTGAAGCCCCTCTTGATAAGATGCCTCGTACATTTGTACCATATTATCTGGCCCTTTCAAGTATTTTAGAGTTTCAACCATGCATCCGTAAATTAACATATCTTGAAAATTATTAGATATGTAGGTGGTGCTAGAATCAGATGTAGTTATGGTATCTGGTTGTTTTATATACGCTAGAGTTATTCTATAAGCTGCGTCGGGCGTTGGAGCCACAACCCAGTTATCAGAGTCCCAATGAGCGTAATATCTTGGGGTTGCATAATCACTAGAGTTATCCGGATCAGGAAAATACTCTGCTAAAAAAGAAGTATCGACTTGCTCTAAGAAAAACTGATCAGAAGTTGTAGGATTTGTTAACTGAACATACCTGATAATTCTAGTATCAGAGGGCACAGTTACAAATCTATTACCTATTGTTAAATCTGAATTTGCATAAAATTTTGTATCATCAGAATCCACAGCTCTAAATATTCTGTTCTCTACATTTTTAACTATAACACTTAACACAGCATCAGTTAAAACCCCACTATCGGTTTCTGCATAATTTCTAATATTTGTTTTTAATTCACTAAAAGTCATTGTCATGGTGATATCGTTACGGGTCCTGCTGAAGCAATGCCGCCCCCTCCTTTTTGATTACCTGCTGTTGCTGTATCAGTATCAACACTAAAAGTATAAGTGTCGTCATCTACTTTAGTAATTGCATAACCAGCAGCCTTGTTAATATTTGTTGCAGTGATGCCGTCAAAGGTTGTTGCATTTCTAAAACGAACTGTATCACTAGTCGATCTTCCATGATTAACCTCTGTAACAGTTATTGTTGAGGAACTCGCACTACCTGTTTTAAAAGAATCAATACTCAACAAAACAGGAACACCTGGTTCTGTTCTATCTACTCTAGCGTTTTGTAAAGCCTCTGGATCTGCTCCATGAACTTGTAATTCTAATTGTGGTTGTTTAGCTTCAAACTCAGAAACGTGAACTAAAGAACCGTTCCATTCTTTGACCATTTCGTTATATGGAAACTCCATACCACTTCTATCGGATATGGCCTTAGCGTATTTACCTCGTGCAAAATTTGTCATGTTCCTGGATAATATACCTTTGGTGTTAGATAAGTGCTAGTAGAAGAACTGTCTTCTGTGAGAGCTCTACTCAGCTCATCCTCATATAATAATTTTAAATTTTGTGATCTGTCAGGTGCTATTTTCAAACTTAAATAATAAGCTAAACCTGCACACATACAGGGTATAAAACGATACACTACGTCTGTTTGATTAGTATAGGCTCCTGCATCTTCAATTCTTTTGAGATAATAAAACTTTAATAAAAAGCTAGACCCTGAAAAACTACTACTTGGAGTTTGATATAAAAAAATACTAGGAGATGTAGTTCTATCTACATAATATTGACTAGGAGTACCTTTGGATAGTTTGTTTGCAATAGAGGAATAGGCAGACCTATCTATTTTTGTAATAGGTGTATCTACAGGAGCTGTTGTAGTTGAGTTATCTCTAACATACGCTTCTAATATTTCATTTATATTACCTGGAAAATTAGTGCTATCACTCGTTGTATTATATTCTGCTTGTCCCTCTACCAAAGGCACAGAAGCTAAATCTACTTTCCATAAATGAAGACCTCTGTTTCCCCACTCAGAAAATAATATATTTAAAGATCGTCTAGCACTTTTTAAACCATAACCGGTTCTAGCTGTTGCTCCGCATCTTTCGTATGCTTCTTGAATTATTTCATCTATGTCAAGGTCAAAAGCTGTAGTGCCTGATGTAGCCATTTTTTAACCTTACTTATCGATAAATATAGTAGCTGCGTCTATGTTTGTGATTGTAGAAACTTTCATTCCACCTGGAAATAATACTCCGTCTTCTGGAATGTTTGTTGAAAATACATCACCATTAGGAACGTCAGCTTGAAATAAAGTTGTGCTATCTGTGTTGTCTTGCAGAATAATTGTTCCTGCTCCACCACCGTCAGATGCTAAAATAATTCCTCTAAGTCTAGTTCGACCTGCGAAGACTGCTCCTGTTGCTGTAACTCTAACGGCTTTTACGTCACCTTTACTTGCCATTTTTTTCTCCTTTGTATAGGAGCTCTCAAAGAGAGCTCCTAATTAATCATTAACTTACTGCAGCACTAAATGGTGTTGCTGGTGTTCCGGTACATCCAGAATCAACAGATACTTTCCATTTACCTGAAGCAAGAACTGTACAAACAATTTTTGAATAAGTTACACCACCAGTTGTGCTACCGTTTAAAGTGATAGTATCTGATGTTGAAGCTGTTTCAAAACCAACGACGTTGTCAGATGAATCATCAATAAATAATGCACTTCCTACCATAACGTCAGTTGCATTTGCAACCTGCACGACTAAGTCACCTGTCTTTGTAATATCTGCAAAAATTTCGATAGTAGCGCCGACGTTGCTTAGGTTGTTTAAATCTGCTCCTGGTCCTGCGATTGCAGAATCAGAGTTTGCGTTTGTTGCTGGTAATGTGTAAGTCACAGCTCCTGCAGTCGAATTGTAAACAATTCTTCCTGCGTGACTAGCTGTTGTTAAACTGTCACTTGAGTTTACTGTTACTACATTACCGGGTCCTGTATTAAAGAAACCATTCTTTGATATCACCGGACCTTGAAATGTGGTTGTTGCCATTTTTTACCTCCGTAGTAAAATACATACAGTCTCTACGTACGTCTGCTAGGTCAGTCTGTATGTTGTTTTATTCCTAGGAGGCCTAGTATAATGAATTTTATAAAGAGAGCAAGTTTTTACTCTTGAAAGAATAAAGGACTCTCATACTGTTTTAAGTCTCTCCATCTCAATTTTGCAACAACTCTTTTAAGTTTTTCTTGAATAGATTTCATCTCAAGAGTTTCCTCACCTGCATTTAAATATTGAGAATTCCACTGAGATTCTAGTTTTATTTTCTCAGCGATTAGAGACTGTGATATGACGGTCATAATATAACTCCTTGTCTATATTATCCGCTTTTATTTTGTACATGATTTTCCCATAAAGTCAAGGAACTTTCCCATAAAAAAAGGGGCCATAAGGCCCCTTTTAAAAGTGATTATAAAATTACTTATTATGCACCTGGTGAACCAAAGATACCTCTGAAGTCAGAGAAGCCAAAAGAATATCTTTCTCTTGCTTTGTATCTTACGTTACCGGTATCAAAATCACCTTCCATTGAAGTTTTGATTGGTGATCTTTCAAAGTATTTCATACCATTAGGAACGTCAGTAATGATAAAGAAAGCATCTGTATCAGTTAAGTAGTTATTTACTACATAACCTTGTGGGACCATACCCATGCTCTTTACTGCGTTTAGGTCATTATCAGCAGTTCCAACTCTGTTAGCAGAGTTCATGATTCTTTCTGCTGTGAACTGAAGCTCAGAAGGAATAATCATTTTTACTCCTCTTGCTGCAATCTTCAATCCTCTTTCATCTGTGAACGCATTAATATCAATTAACGCTTGCTCAAGAGATGTTTCAGAAAGGTCAGCGGATGTTGATAGCTCATTTTTGACAGTTCCAAAAATGGTTGGGTGGTCAGTAGCACAAAGCTCTTTACCATCACCACCTGTAAAGCTAGAGTTAAAAGCTCTGTTAAGAACGTTAGCAGCTTTCACCTGTTTGGTGTTAGCCATTGAACGTGCTAAAGCTTTTGTATATCTGCTTGACAGTCTATCATACAAGTTGTCTTCAATAGCTTCTTCAGTGATTGAGAAAGCTAATGCAACAGTTTCATGCTGATATCTTGCTGTATAAGTTTCCTGCGCGTTATCAAATGTAACTGCGGAACCTTCAGGTTTAACAGAGGCATTAGCAAAGCCACTTAACATTACTTCCTCTTCGAAAGCTCTGTCAGAAGTTTCTTTGGTAAAGATTTCCTCATGTTGATTTTCATAACGATTGTATTCCAAGCCGAATAGTGCATTCAAACCTGGCTCTAGTTCTTTAACTAGTTGATTACGTGAT